CGGCTCAACCGCCAGCGGCTGGAGCCGTTGCTGAGGGAAACGCCAGTGCTCAGCGAGCTGATCGCGCCGGCGCGGTCGCGGGACTCGGGCAACACGATGTTCCTCAAGGAGTTCAGGGGTGGAATGTTCGTGGTGACGGGCGCGAACAGTGGCAGCGGTCTGCAGTCGATGCCGGCTGCCTACCTAGCGGCTGATGAGGTGAGCAGCTACCCGCTGGAGGCGGACGATAAGGGCGATCCGCTGGAGAACGCAGAGACCAGGACCAGCACGTTCCCAATGGGCAAGGTGCTGATCACGTCAACGCCCGGCACGCGTGGCGCGTGTCGCATCACGGCCGAGTTCGAGAAGCGCAGCGACCGGCGCCAGCTGGCGGTGATGATGCCGTGCTGCGGATCGCTGCAGGTGTTGCGCTGGCGTGAGCACATGGAATGGGACCGACCCGAGGGTGAGGTGTGGGCGCGGTGTCCTGGATGCGGCGAGCGTGTGGGGCAGCAGCACAAGACCAGCATGTTGCTGGGTGCTGTGTGGCAGCCGACCGCGCAGGGCGATGGACTGACGGCCGGCTTCCATCTGCCGAGCTGGTATGCACCGGCGGGGTGGACTAGCTGGGAGCAGATCAGAGATGAGTTCCTTCGTGCGAAGGACGACCCGCTGCTGCTGAAGGGCTGGGTGAACAAGAGGGCGGCAGAGGCATGGGAAGACCAGGCGGTGGCGCGGATCAGCGCTGATGGCTTGATGACGCGAGCGGCTGCGAACCCGTACCCGACCGGTCAGGTGCCGGCTGGTGTGTCGGTTCTGCTGATGGCGGTGGACACGCAGGACACCTGGCTGGAGGTGAGCGTGTGGGGCTATGGCCGCGGCGAGGAGTCGTGGCTGGTGTGGCACGAGAAGGTGCAGGGCGACCCGAGCGACCTAGGGCCGAATGGACCATGGGCGCAGGTGGATGTGATCCGCCAGACGCAGTGGCCGCGTGAAGGTGGCGGCGTGATGGTGGCCCGTCACTGCGGGGTGGACACCGGCGGCCACTTCACGCAGGAGGCCTACGAGTTCTGCCGCGCGCGTGTGCGCGAAGGTGTGGTGGCGTTGAAGGGCAGCAGCACCAAGGCGGCGCCGGCGTTGAGCCGCGGCAGCAAGCAGGATGTGAACTGGCGTGGCCGGCTGGTGAAGGGTGGCGTGACGCTATATCTGGTGGGTGGTGACACGTTGAAGCGGACGATCTACGCCAGGCTGAAGAAGGAAGGCGTGGGGCCTGGTGCTGTGCACTTCGGCCAGAACGCGACTGACGAATACCTGCAGGGCCTGACCTGCGAGCGGCTGGTACCGCGAACGGTGAAGGGCTTTCAGGTGCTCGAGTGGCAGAAGCCGAGCGGTGCACGCAACGAGCCGCTAGACCTGGCGGTCTATTCGCTGGCGCTGTTGGAGCTGGTGAAGCGGCGCTACAACCGAGCGACGATGTGGGATCAGTTGGCGGCGGCGGTGGATCAGGGCAAGGCGGCACCGGTGGCGGCTGAGGTGAAGCGGCGCCGGCCGGCTCCTGCTCGAGGTGGCTCGAGCTTCGTCAGTGGGTGGTAATCTGCGCTGCCGCTACAGTGACCGCAGGAGGTGGCGCCTGTGACGGTACCGGCGGAGATCAGAGCGGGCGACACGGTGCAGTGGATCGAGCCAGCTGCGGTGGACCTTGACGGCAACCCTGCGACCTCGACCACCTGGACACTGACCACGTTCCTGCGGACGAACACCGCCAGCGAAGGCGCGACCGTAACCGGCACGGCCCGCAGCGACGGCGGGTGGGACATGGCGATCAGCGCCGCGACTTCCGGCGGCTTCGATGCCGGCACGTGGTACTGGCAGACGCGGATCAGCAGCGGCAGCACGGTGATCACCGTGGGCAGTGGCACCACGTTGGTAGCAGCTGCGCTGAGCTATGCCGGCACGCCCGGCGCCGTTGATGGTCGCAGTCAGGCTGAGCAGGATCTGGACGCGGTGCAGGCTGCGATCCGGGCGATCGTGGCGAAGGGCTCGAAGTCCTACACCATCGGGAACCGCAGCTACACCAGCCAGGATCTGGCGGTGCTGATGCAGCGCGAGGCGCAGCTGAAGGCGATCGTCGCGCGCGAGCGTGCGGCGGAGAAGGTGGCCGCTGGGTTGGGTGACCCGCGGAATCTGTTTGTGAGGTTCAGCTGATGGCGAAGCGGAAGCGCAGCGGCAAGGCAAGCGGCGGCCGGATCGCAGGCGGTGGGTTCGAGCCCCAGGAGCAGCCAGCACCGAAGCGCCGGCGCCGAGCCTATGAGGGCGCAATGGTGTCGCGGCTCACGTCCGACTGGGTGACCTCCAGCACGTCCGCTGATGCTGAGATCGACGGCAGCCTGATCAGGCTGCGCAACCGCTCGCGCCAGCTGGTGCGTGACAACAGCTACGCCAGGCAGGCGATCCGCGCGATCGGCGCCAACGTGGTGGGCCGTGGCATCCGGCTGCAGGGTCGAGTGCCCATGCAGCGCGGCGGCGGCCGGTTGGATCAGGGCCTCAATGGCCGGATCGAGGCAGCCTGGCAGCAGTGGTCACACAAGGACCGCTGCCACGTGGCAGGGAAGCTAAGCCTGCCGGAGATCCTGCGGCTGGCGATGCGCAGCGTCGCTGAGTCGGGCGAGGTGTTCATCCGTGTGGTGCCGGAAGCGTTCGGCCGGAGCCGTGTCCCCCTGGCGCTGGAGATCATCGAGGCGGACTACTGCGACGAGGGCAAGAGCTCAGGCCCTGATGCGCAGGGCAACGAGTGGCGCATGGGCGTGAAGGTCAACCGCTGGGGCAGGCCGATCAGCTATGCCTTCCGCACGCGGCACCCGGGCGACATCGTGAACGGGGTGGGCTATGCCACGCAGGAGGTGCCGGCATCTGAGATCATCCACCTGTTCGTGACGGAGCGGCCGGGGCAGACGCGCGGCATTCCGTGGATGGCGTCAGCAGTGAAGCGCCTGCACCACCTCGCCGGCTACGAGGAGGCGGAGGTTGTGCGGGCGCGCGCCAGCTCGAGCCTGATGGGGTTCATCACCAGCCCCGAAGGTGAGCTGCAGGGTGATGACGTCTACGACGAGGAGCGCGTGAGCAACTTCGAGCCGGGCGTCTTCAAGTACTTGGCACCGGGCGAGTCGGTGAGCGTGCCCCAGCTGGATGCACCCGATGGGCAGTTCGAGCCGTTCCTGCGCGCGATGCTGCGATCGGTGGCGGCGGCGATCGGCTGCAGCTACGAGACGATCAGCCGTGACTTCAGCCAGTCCAACTACAGCAGCAGCCGGCTCAGCCTGCTAGAGGATCGGGAGGAATGGCGGACGCTGCAGGATTGGCTGATCGAGCATCTGCTGCAACCGGTCTATGAGCGGTGGCTGGCGGCTGCTGTGGGCAGTGGCTCGCTGGTGCTGCCTGGGTATGAGGTGGTGCCGGAGCGGTTCGAGGCTGTGCGGTGGTTCCCACGTGGTTGGGCGTGGGTTGATCCGGGCAAGGAGGTGGCGGCCTACAAGGACGCGGTGCGGTCTGGCTTCAAGACGCAGGCGCAGGTGGTGGCCGAATCCGGCGGCGACCTTGAGGATCTGCTGCTGGCGCGCGCCAATGAGGTTGATCGTGCCGAGCAGCTCGGCTTGCAGTTCGACACCAACCCGGCTCAGGTGTCAGGCGCTGGTGTGACTCAAGCCCGTCCGCCTGGATCTGAGCAACCCGGTCTTGCAGATGCTCAGCCAGATGCCGGCCTTGAATCTCCCGAGGAAGAAGAGGCCGAGGATCCCGACGAGATCGAAGAGGTCGAGAGCTGATGGTTCAGTCAGGACCGCTACCATGGAGCCACGACGGATGATCACGCCAGTGGATCTGCACGAGCTGAACAGGCAACCACTGCAGCGGCTGGCGTCGTTCGACTATGCGACAGCCGCTCGCGCAAAGGATGAAGAAGGCGCCGAGGAATCGCGGTCGCTTGAGTTTCCTTTCAGTAGCGAACAACCTGTTGAGCGGTGGTTCGGCGCAGAGGTGCTGTCCCATGCAGACGGTGCCATGGACATGACCCGGCTCAATGATGGTGCGCCGCTGCTGTGGAATCACGACCCCGATCGTGTGCTCGGTGTGATCGAACGCGGTTGGGTTGAAGATGGCCGCGGCTATGTCCGTGTTCGGTTCTCCCGCTCCGCATTCGCTGAAGAGAAGCTGGCGGATGTCCGTGATGGCATCCTCCGGAATGTGTCGGTTGGCTATGCCATCACCGACGCCAAGCCCCTGCGGGCGAACGGCCAGGAGGGCATCCTGGCCACTTCATGGCAACCTCATGAGGTGTCCGTCGTCAGCGTGCCAGCCGATGCCACCGTCGGAATCGGGCGAAGTCTCGAAGATGGCGGAAGCGCGGCCGCGGCCGCAACCCAACCCACAACCCCCCAACCCATGGAAAACCAAATCGACATCGAGGCGGTGCGGGCGCAGGCTGCGGCCGATGAGCGCCTGCGCGTTGCCGCTATCACCGGTCTCTGCCGTGAGCACGGCGCCGACGATCTGGCTCAGGGCCTGATCGAGCGCGGCGCGTCTGAGGCTGACGCCATGCGTGACGTGCTGGCCACGATCGCCAAGCGCGCCAAGCAGCCGGCCCAGCCCGCTGCTCCTGCAGCTGCTGCCGCTCAGCCCATCGCCCGCTCCGCTGACATCGGCCTGACCGACAAGGAGACCCGCCGCTACAGCTTCCTGCGTGCCATCCGTGCGCAGCTGCTGCCCAATGACCGCAACGCCCAAGAGGCCGCGGCCTTCGAGCGTGAAGTCAGCCAAGCCGTCGAGGCACAGCTGGGCACCACAGCCCGCGGCTACCTCGTGGCCAATGAGGTGCTGCACCGTGACCTGACCGTCGGCACCGCCTCGGCTGCTGGTGATCTGGTGTTCACCGATGCACGCCCCGGCAGCTTCATCGAGTTGCTGCGCAACCGCCTGGCACTGAGCACCCTCGGCGTGACGATGCTGTCCGGCCTGAATGGCCCGGTCGCCATTCCCCGCCAGACCGGCGCTGCTACCGCCTACTGGGTGGCTGAGAAGGGTGACCCCACCGAATCGAACCCGACGGTGGATCAGGTCAACCTGACCGCCAAGACCCTCGGCGCCTACACCGAGTTCAGCCGCCGGCTGATCCTGCAGAGCTCCATCGACGTGGAGCAGATGGTGCGCACCGAGTTGGCCACGATCATTGCGCTCGAGATCGACCGCGCTGCGCTGTACGGCACCGGATCCAGCAGCCAGCCCGAGGGCCTGAAGTTCACGACCGGCATCAACACCGAGGATTTCGGCGCTGCTCAGCCCACCTATGTGGAGCTGGTCAGCATGGAGAGCAAGATCAACGCCGACAACGCCGACATCGGCGCCATGGCCTACATCACCAACTCCACCATCTACGGCGGCTTCAAGACCACCAGCAAGGCCGGCACCGATGCCGTGTTCGTGCTGGAGCCTGGCGGCACCGTCAACGGTTACCCTGTGGTCCGCTCGAACCAGATCGCTTCTGGCGATGTGTTCATGGGTTGCTGGAATCAGCTCATCCTGGGGATGTGGGGTGCGCTAGATCTGCAGGTGAACCCCTACGCCCTGGACAAGTCCGGCGGCGTGCGCGTGACTGCGCTGCAGGATGTGGACGTCGCCGTTCGTCATCCTGAGGCCTTCTGCCGCGGCAACAACACCCTGTGATGATGCAGCTCCTGATCTTGCGCCAGACCTCCATTGCCGGCCGGCCCGCTCGGGTCGGTGATGTGATGGAGGCGAACGACCGAGACGCCCGGCTGCTGATCGCCAGCGGCAAGGCTGAACCGGCGCCGGTGGTGCAGGATCCGGAGCCTATCCCCGCGCCACGGCGCACCCGCAAACCCCGCACCTAGACCCATGGCAGTCAATGAGCTCACGCTGGAGAAGCTCCAGCACTTCACCCTGCTTGCCACCACGACCATCACCGCGACGGGTAACCAGACCGGTGTTGATCTGGCCGGCTACGAGGGCGACGTTCAGATCATCCTGAGCGGCACCGCTGCTGGCGCTGGCGCTGATCTGACCTTCCGCATTGAGGAGTCGGACGACAACACGACGTTCACCGCTGCTACCGGTGGTGGCTTCACCGCCATCGGCAACGCTGCAGCCAAGCAGGTGATCACCCTCAACTCCAACGACCTGAAGCGGTACATCCGCCTCAGCTGCACCGCCGAGACTGGCACCGCGTCCAGCTCTGTGACTTGCTTCGGCTACGGCCTGAAGAAGTACGGCTGAGGTTGAGCCATGGCATGGTCTGAGGATCCAACAGATTTCTTGACAGACTTCGGGGTCAGCGTGACCGCGGATAGTGTCACGGGTCTGGGGATCCTCGACATGCCTGGTGAGTATGTGGCCGATGGCCGTGTGATCACCAACGAATACCAGCTGCGCGTTGAGTTCTCCAAGTTCGGCGCTCTCAGCTATGGCGACAGCGTGACGGTTGACGGCGACGCATACACAGTCCGCGAAACGCCGATCGTTGCTGATGATGGTATCTTCTGCGTGATGCTGCTGACCAAGGACACAGCAACCTTGGCGCCGCCAGATGGTCCAGATGTGTCGGCTGATTTCCTCCAGGATTTCGGCGTGTCGATCACAGCTGCTGGCACCAGCAGCCTAGGCATTCTTGACGCACCGGGCGAGTATGTCGCCGACGGTCGCGTGATTACCGACGAGTATGTGTTACGCGCTGAGTCTGCCTTGTTCGGTGGTCTAACCTACGGCGACAGCATCACAGTTGACAGCCAGTCATACACCGTGCGCGAGGCGCCGCTGCTGGTTGATGATGGCATGTTCTGCCTGGTGCTGCTGACCAAGACAGCGCTCGGGCATCTGCTCCTTGAGGATGGCTTCGACATCCTGCAAGA